AATCCTCCGTTTGTGTTTTGTTCTTGACTGGCAGGTCATTTACATCTTAACACAATCGGAGGATTTTCTCCTCATCGGCAAAGCCTTTTTTGAACCACGCGACTATCGCGTGGTTTTCGTTTTACAACAAAAAAAGGAAGGCTTTCGCCTTCCTTTTTTCTGCTTTGACAATTAGTCGAGGTTTACGGTAACATTTGCATACTGTGCAACGAGATTTGCATAGTCGCGGTCAACCACTACAGAACCGTCCTTGATTGCAGCGTATACTGCATTGTAATCGTCGATCGAGAAGTTCTGGAGTGCCCAGGAAGCGGTAGGAAGACCTACTGCATCGTCCTTAACGCCAAGGGTGGTGCATCCGCCGCCGACAGTATCCCACTCGCCGTTGTAGAAGACGGTGCAAGCGTTTACAACTGCTGCCTGCAGGCCCTTCATTGCGGAGGTGATAACGGTATCCGACTCTGCGGACTGGTCTACGTCAACACCGATAACCTTGCCGTCATTTGCTGCTGCTGCTGCAAATGCAGACTTGCACATCTGACCGCCGCATGCAAAGACAACTTCCGTGCCGTTTGCATACCAGCCGTTGAGCATTGCCTCAAGGTCAGGAGATGCGCTGAAGGATGCGCCGTACTCCCAGGAGTAGTTGATCTCTACCTGAACGCCCTTTTCAGCTGCTGCTGCCTGTGCGCCCTGTACATAACCGTAACCGAATCTGCAGCATGCAGGGTTCTCACCGCCGCCGCCGCCGGTAAAGCCGAGCTTGGTGTAGCCTTCCATAACAGCCGCATAACCTGCAAGGTAGCCGGACTGCTCTTCCTGGAAGTCGATGGACATAACGTTGTCAAGACCGAGTGCCCAACCGTCGATGAACACGAACTTAACATCGGTAAATTCCTTTGCTGCCTTTTCCAGAGCGGTTGCCTGGAGGAAGCCTGCGCATACTACGATCTTTGCGCCGCCGTCAACAGCTGCCTTCATCGCATTGTAGCGGTCATCATCGGTAGCTTCGTTGCCGTTTGCGGGCTGGTAGTACTTAAAGGTCTTGTCATTTGCCTCTGCATACTGCTGTACGCCTTCCCAGGTGCCCTGGTTGAAGGACTTGTCCATCAGCAGACCAACGTCGGTAACAAATGCGATCTCATAGGTTTCTGCCTCTGCTTCGCCGCAAGCTGCAAATACGCAAGCCAGCATCGAGAGCATCAGAAGAACTGCAAGTAACTTTTTCATGGGTATCCCCTCCAAAAAATAATAATAGGATTTTTGCTACTTCTATTTTGACATAAATTACCGCATAAATCAAGGTGTATTTGTCATTTTTATGCAGGTTGACGAATTTTCTGTAGGTTTTGCCAATTTTGCCCATGTAAAATTTGGCAGAGTGCTACCGTACCTTTTTGTGTTCGCGGATGCCCTTGGTAAAACAGCGATGGCACATCGCGGTATAGCGGTCGTTGCCGCCAAGGAGAAGCTGTGCGCCCTCGGTGACGATATAGCCGTCCCCGTCGATACGTGCGTTGACGGTTGCCTTGGCGCCGCACTCGCAGATGGTGCGGATCTCGGTGATGGTGTCGCAGACCTCCAGCAAGCGGCGGCTTCCCGGGAAGAATTTGCACTGAAAGTCGGTACGCAGGCCAAAGCAGAGCACCGGAATGTCGGCGGTGTCCACGATCTCGCGCAGTCCGTCGATCTGTGCCTCGGTAAAGAACTGACACTCGTCAGCGATAATCACGTCAATATCCTTTTGCGCCGCAAAAGCTGCGACAATATCCATCTCGGGCGTGATGACATCCGCCTCGCAGGAAAGGCCGACACGGCTGCGGATCACCGTCTGCCCATCGCGGTCATCGGCAGCAGGCTTGATCAGCCAGACCGAAAGTCCGTTTTCTTCGTAATTGTATTTTGTGATCAGGGCTTGTGCGGTCTTGGCGGAGCCCATTGCTCCGTACTTGAAATATAATTTCGCCATGTCGTCCTCCGAAAAATACTGTTGCTTCCATTATACAGCATCCGTATCCTTTTCGCAAGAGAAATCGGCATTCCCTGCAAATGCTTGCATTGTACGTGCGTTATTCTTTATTTTCTTCTTCGATCGCGCTTCTGACGGCGGCAAGGTCGATCAACCCTTCGGCGGCGAGGTACGCCACGACCGAGGCGACCGCCGTGGTAACGCCCTCGGTGGTGTTGCCGAGCACGGCAAGCAAAATACCGCCGATCACGCCGGCTGCCGCAACCAAAAACTTGCGGCTGGTGAATTTTTCTTTCAGATTCATATTGCTTCTCCTTCTATGTTCTTTTTCTTTTCCCACGCGCTTTTGATCATGTAGGAGACGATTCCGCCGGTCATCGGCGCACCGATGTATAAGAGCAGGTCGGACAGCGCCACCGCCATGTCTCCGCGGATCACCTGCATTGCTACCACGGCAAATCCGAAGATCGCTCCGGCAAACCAGAGCAGGATCATTGCAAGCAGAGCGCGCTTGGAAAAACTGCGGATGCCGCCCTTAGGGCTATGTTCAATGCGGATCGTCATGCCAGTCTCCTTGCCATATTGTGCAAAAGCTCCGGCAGATACCGGACGGTGGGCGCGGTCTTTTCCCAGTAGGCAGGCGTGTTGATCACACCTGCCGCCACGAGCACCGCAAGATCACGGTCAAGCTGTGTGAGCACATAGGTGCCTGTACGGTTCGGGATGCCCAGCACCGCCTCAGGCGAGAGCGTTTTGCCGTCCGATGCGCGCACCTCAAAATGCAGATGCGCGCCAAAGGAATAGCCGGTGTTGCCCATCACGCCGAGTTTGTCGCCTGCTTTCACCGCCTGCCCCTCGCTGACCGCGCGGCTGTCCAGATGGCAATAGTAGTGATACTGCCCTGCCGCCGTGCGGATGCAGACATAGTTGCCCCACTGCCAGGTGGGATCGCTCCGATCGGTCACGATGCGGGAGCGGACCACGCTGCCTGAGACGGCGGCGGTCACATTGCGTGTACCGACGCCGACAAGGTCATAGCCGGTGTGGTTGTCGGCTTTGCCGCCAAGAATCCGCCTGCCGAACGGCGATGTCACGCGGATGCTATCCCCTTCAAACGGAAAGATCATAGTTTTCCCCTCCTGCATGTACCTCCAGCCGCGTAACACGGTGCTCCAGTGCATCAATCTGCTTTCCGTGCGCGTCCAGACGCTTGTTGGAGGTGTCCACATTTTTGTTGAGCGCGTCGATGGAGCAGTTGAGCTTGGTGATATTGGTGTTCAGTCGGATGATCGGCGTGCTCACGCTGATGCCGAAGCCGACAAGCGCGATCAGACCGACAACGATCTCCCATGTCATAAAGGCACCCCCATTCTGCAATTTTTCAACTTTTTGTTCGGGTGCCTTCCGTATTCGCCTCGCCAACTGAACGTCGGCGAGGCGAATACGCCCATCCTTTCGTTAAACATTTTTCTCTTCCCCCTCGGCTGCCATGATCGCCGCATATTCTTCCTCGGTGATCTCCCGCCAAGCGGACGGATCTGCACCCACCGCAAGCGTTACGACTCTTCCGTAATGTACGCCGTCGGTCAGCACATAGCCCTCCGCGGCATATAAAGTCATTCTTGTTTCCATAGTTCCTCCTTATTGCAAAACGAATGTCCAGCCCGGCTTTGCAGCGATCAAAGCATCCCACTCCGCTTCGGTAAAGGCTTGTTCCTGCATCAGTTTCAGTATATAGGCAGTGCCGCCTTCGTCCGAAAGTCCGTTTACAAAGTCGGTGAGCAGCTCTCTGTCCGTGCGGCCCGAGCACTTCACCGCAAGCACCTCATACTTTCCGACATCGTAGTACAGCTGCTTTCCTGTGGTGTCCTTGCCTGCGGAGATCCGATAGCCGTTTTCTGTCTTTGTGAGCAGAGCGGATGCAGTGCCCGACGCAGTACCAAGATACGCAAAAAACAAACTTTTTGCCGAAGTGCAACCGGCAAAGGAGCCGCAAAGAAGTTCCGATGTCGGCGCAAAGCGGACCGTCTGCAGCATCAGCGTGGACGCTGTCGTGCGCGATGTGTTCTGCGTTGTGCTGATGCTCAGAATATCCGGGACAAAGCGGATCGGCAGGTCGATATATGTCTGCCGCTCCGCCAGCGTGACGGTCTCGGCAAAATACCGCGCTTTGGCGGTCTCTTTTCCGGCGGTGTACACGTCTGCGACCGCCGCCGCCATGCCCTCAAGCGTGAGCGCATCCGTGCCGCCGGTTTTGTCGCGGATGGCGTCACCGATGGCAGAGAGCGATTCCTTTTTTACGCTGTATACACCCATCAGAATACCGCCTCCTCTGCCGCAGGCAGTGCCTCCAGCACCGCCGCTACGATCTGCGCCCGATCTGCGGCGGTCAGCGTGTAAGACTCTCCTTTTTCGCCGCGCGGCAGCGTAAAGGCGAGACAAAGACCGCCGTCCTGCTCAGTCACGGCAACTGCCGCTTCCTCGCCGGTCTTGGCGGTGGCACGCATCTTTTCAAAGCGCGCGAATTTCGCCGCGAACTGCTCATACAGTCCGGGCGTATAGTTTGCGGCGCGCTCGCCGCTTGTGGGTACGCCTGCATCAAAGTGCACACCGCAGAATACCGTGGTCAATGTGCGTGTTCCATCGGTCGCAAACAGACCGACATACACCGTGCCTGCACGGGCAGTCACCTCAGCAGGGAAAAGGCACTTGCCCTCGGTGAGCGGCTGCAGAAAGATGCGCTTGCCGACGCGGAAGACCGCCGTCTTGGCAAGCCCTGTGTAAGCTCCGTCGGTCGCAAAGCGTGCATACACCGCCCCTGCCGTGCCGGACGCAAGACTTGGCGTTTTTGCGGCGATGGACGCGCCTTCGACCGTAAAATCTACTGTAATCATTGTATTTCTCCTTTCTATGCATCCCACCGCGTATATCCGAGCTGCACATACTGCACGCGGAGGCAATAGAGTGTAACATCTCCCTTGCCGGTGAGCGAAAACTCTGCCATATCGGTATACACGCCGGGCAGCGCGGCGGTACGTGTAACCGTTTCGCCGTACACGTCATCGAGCTGCAGCAGCGTATTGCCTGCCGCATCCTTGACCTGCAATACCGCCTGCGGTGCAAGGCGTGCCGTCACGGTGACGGCGCAAAGGCGGCGGTGTGCGCCGCAGCCAAGCGAGACCGTAGCGGAAAAATCGCCGTCGCCGCCAAAGATGCGGTAAGGCACCGAGACAACGCCGGGGCTTGCCAGCATCAGCCCCTCTCCGGGAAAGCCGATGGCGGCTTTCCCGTGTCGGCTGCTCCAGCTTTTGCTTTGCGGATCGTAAAAATAGAGCCCGTCCATTTCGATAAGGCTGACGGCAAGCAGACCGCCCGCAGTGCAAAGCCGTGCATCCGCAAGCACATAGTCACGGGGGAGTCCCTGCCCGATGCTCTCCACGCGGCTGCCGTTATAGCGCAGAATGTCGCCGTCCGAGGCGAAATACAACCAACCGCCAAGCGCAGCGACTGCGTCCTGCGAGCGGCAGCCGTATGCACCGACATAGGAAAGTGAAAAGGGCAGCGCGGTGCCGCGCACGGTCATCATGCTGGACGCGGTAAAGACCACGACCTGCCCGTCAAACGAGGCGATCGCAGTAAAACCGCCGAGGCTCGGCGTGACCGTCTCCCAAGCGGTATGTACCGCGGTCGGATCCTCGGAAACCGCATAGTCGGTGCAGTTGCCCGATGCCGATGCATACAGACGGTCGCCTGCAATGCCAAACAAACGGTCAAAGTGCTGCACCGCCGCCGTCATCTCCGGGATGGAATCGGTTTCTTCGGCGATGCGCCATCCGTCGCTCTCGTGGACAAGCAGGCGCATATCCGGCAAAAGCAACAGCTTTTCGCCGACCGCGCCGTACTCCCCTTCCCCTGCGGTGCGATTGTTGTAGCGCACCAGGCGGCGCATATCCCCCTCCCATGCGCTGATTGGCGTATAGTCGGCAGCAAGCGTGGGATAGGCACGCTCATAGACGGCATCGGGACTTGCGGTGTACGCTTCGCCGAGATCCGGCAGATAGCCGGATCCGGCATAGCGGTAGGTCTTTCCGTTTTCGCTGATAAGTGTCGCCTTGCTGAATCCGCTGTTCAGCTTGGTACGCTGCTTGAATGTAGCAGAGATCAACAACGCCGTCACATTGCCGGCAGGGCTGATCCGATCCATCCAGAGCTGCGTCAGCGTACCGACAGCGGCATAGGTTTTCTCTGTCGCCAGAATGCCGTTGTAAAACTGCACGGTATAGCCGTCACCAACCTTGGAATAGGTATCCGTGCGGCGTTGGTCGATCATGTTATACACCGCGTCGTAAAGGACATAGGTATCCTCCCCATCCGAAAACGCGGCAATCAGATGGCGGTACCCTCCGTTGACTTTGCCGGGCATACCGACATCCGCAAGCAGAATGCGCGAGGCGCTCTGCAGATTGTTTTCATAGTGCATCACCGCTTCGGGACAGATGTTCTGATACACCCATTCGGGCGTGACCTGCTTTTCATACCGTGCATCGTACAGGGAGTACAGTGTGTACACGCCGCCAAGCGGCTCGGAATCGGATAGTGTAATCTTTTTCTCGGACAGAAGTGTGTGTAAAGCGCCGCCGGAAAGGACGTGCATATTGTGTGCATCGGTCAGTTGTCCGGGAGCGATGCTGCCAATGTCCAACCCCGAAAAACCGTCAATTTCAAGGCTCGCACGCTTGCCGGCGATCGGACGGACGGTGTAGCGGCTCATACCGTCACCCCATTTTCTGCCTTGAACTCCTCCAGCATGCGGTTGAACTCGCCGCCGTATGCGTTCGCGCCCTCAAAATCGCCCAGATACAGACAGGCGCGGTGCCGGAGATAGGCACGCATCATCGGGATATACTGCGTTTCAAAGGGGAAGGTTGCATCCATGCCGTACTCCGGCAATGTGCGGTAGTATACCGTACATTCCGCATCCGTGTTCACGGCGATTCCCCCTGCCATGGGGCAATAGAGCGGCGCGTGCGGCAACAGCGCAAGCAGCTCTGCGCTGCCGCGCAGCAGCTCGTCCTCGCCGCAGAATACGCGGCGCACCTGCGCAGGGACGAGGTCGCAGACAAGCTTGCCGTCCTCGGGCAACAGCGTGAAGTTTGCATCGCTGCCGGGCAGCGCAAGGGTCAGCTTGACCAGCAGTGCATAATATTCCTCAAGCAGATAGTCTTCGGGCGGCTGCAGCGTTCCGCTATGTTCGTTTTGCACCGATCCGATCAGATTTCTTGCATGCATCACCATGTATCTCCTTTCCTGCGTTTACCGCGTGCGGCGTGCCGCCACAGCGTTTTATATGCCGCCTCTGCCTCCGCCTCTGCCGTTTGCAAATCGCCGGCGATGCGGTAGAGGATCGCCGTGTAAAATGCTTCCGCCAGCGGAAAGGGATCGTCCAGGCAAAGCGGCGTGACATACTCCCCTTGCCCCAGCACCAGTTTTTTCGGATAGCGGTTGAGGATGCTGCGTGCGCCGACGTCCGCCTGCAACAGAAAGTCAGGCAGCGGGATCTCGGTCTTGCAGAGGACGACCGCATCCTTATACAGTTGTTTCAGTTCCATAGGCTCTCTCCTTTTTTACAAAAGCGGGGCGGTTACCCGCCCCGCTTTTTGCGATTACTGCACGTTGATAAAACGCACGCAGCCGCCGGGATTTGTGCACATCAGGTTGCCGTAAGAAGCAAGCAGTGCGCGGAAAATGGAGGTGTCGGGCATGGGTACGAATACGCCGCCGTCCTTTTCCATAAAGTTCCACGGCGTTGCCTCCAGATAGAAGGCCGAGGTGTCTACGCCCCAGATCTCGTTTTCGGGCACGAAGCGCTCGTTGACGATGACCACTTCCTTTGCGCCGACCAGCACCTTGTAGCCGACTGCGCCGCCCACAAAGTAGTGCTTGTCTGCGATCACCATGTTGTTGGTATGGATGTAGTCCTGGTATGCAAGGAATGCCGCATCGCCCATCATGAGCAGGTCGATGTTTGCGCCCTTGTAGTCCATCGCTTCCTTGATGCCGCGATAGAGGACAAGGTCGGTGATGTCGCCCTCTGCATCCACAACAGTGGGTGCGAGATAAGGGTTCTCGGTCTTGGAGAGGCCGTAGATCGTGTCACCGGTAAAGATCGCACCAAGACCGCAGAGCTCGCGATTGAAGCTGCCCTGCACGGTGATAAAGCCGGTCTCCTCATTCAGGGTGAGTACACCCTCTACGGTGACCGTCTTTGCTGCGCGGTCTACCGCAAGGATGCGGTGACCTGCGTTTGCCGATGCGAGATCGGCAACGCTTGCAGCCGATGCGTCATACAGGTCGATGGAAAGCCCCTCGATCACGCACTTGACGCTGTCCAGCGTCAGCGTGGTGTTTGCGCCGGTATTTGCAATCGCGGTGACGGTTGCCAGCTTGCCGCTGCCGTCACCGAAGAGTGCGCGGCCGATGTTCCACTTTGCTGCGGCATAAGAGCCCTTGATCTCGCCATCAAGCGCGTTGATCATCGAGGATGCGTTGCCGCTTGCAAGTTCTACGGTCTTGTTGGAGATCTGCAGATCGACATACATATCGACCGCGTCGATCTCAAAGCGGGTGTAACGCTGCGCACCTGCCTTGGGCGTACCGACACCCTCTGCGCCAAAGCCGAAGCCGCCGTTGATGCCGACGGGTGCCGCGCAGCGGATGGTGTTGTTGGTGAGCGCCACCTTCTTGATCTTTTCGAGGAAGGGCGACGGCTCGGTGCTGATCTGGTTGGTCAGCGCAGGCTGATACTTGTCCTTAAGGATCGCTTCGAGTTTTGTAAGAATCTGTGCCATTGTAATGTTCCTTTCTGAAATAAACAATTATTTTTGTAAAAAGGACGGACATGTGCCGGCCTTTTTACTCCTTACAGGGGCGCGCACGGTCGAGTGCGACGCGAGTAATCGCCCCTTAACACTTGAAAATGCTCGCATTTTCAAGTGATTAAATACCGAAGGCCTTTCTGGCAAGGGCGGATGCCTCGTCAATGCTCTTCGGCTTTTTTTGCGGCGTGAGGGGCAGACTTGCGCCCCCTGCCGATGCCATGAGCGGCGGCGTTTCGCTTACGCGGAGCTTTTCCAGCACCGCCGCCTCGATCGCACGCATCGCTTCGGGATTTTTCTGTACCTCGGCAAGCAGCATTTCCACCGAGAGCGTCTGCTGCGGCTGCATGCCGCGATCTATGTAATAGGCAGTGCGCAGTTTTTCCTCATCGGGGAGCGTTGCAAGCGCAGGCATGCTCTCTAAAATCTGCTCGATCGCGCCGATGCGCTCGCCGAAGCCTGCATAGTTTCCCTCGCTTGCCATGCGGTATTTCGCTGCCGCATAGCGAGCGTCCTTCAGCTCGGCGCCTGCGGTTTCGGCTGCCTTTGCCTCTACTGCCGCGGTGTACGCAGCGATCGCCGCTGCGCGCTCCTCCTCCGAAAGAGACGCAAGCGTCTCAAAATCAAGTGTCGGATTCGTCTGTTCCATGTTCGTTTCCTTTCTTTCTGTGTTCCTCGATATGCTCGGCAAGTGCTGCCGCACGGGCAGGCGAGCTGCTGCACGCCTTGTAATAGCTGTATTCCAGCGCGGCGCGGCGATGCTCGGCAATGTGGATCTCATGATCGTCATAGGGCGATGTGGCGATCTTTTTGCCGGCGAGCAGTTCGCCGTTTTCGCGGCGGGCAGCCGCCGACTGCAGATCATCCTCATAGAGCGTGCGCACAAAGTCGCCGACATGCATGCGGCAGAGCAGCTTTTTGCGTACCTGCCGCGGAATACTGCCGTTTTCATCGTTGAACAGTCCGAGTTCGATGCCGTTTTTGATGGCGGTAAGGCGGCTTTCGTCACTGTGCAAAAGCGCGTTTTCGCTTTCAAATACGATGTCGTAGGAGTTGAGATCCTCCGCGCACCAAAGCAGATTTGCCGCGGTGTCGTATGCGCCGGAAAGCTTTTCCACATGCGTGATGTTTCCGTGCTCCTTGTAGAGCTTCAGCCAGATCTTTGCCGCAGCAAGAACGCAGGCGCGGATCGCGTCGCCGGTGAGCGCAAGGCGCACGCCGTCGATCTCGCGCAAACGCTCGATCGCGCTGGCACTGTTCAGCGTAGTGGAATTGTTGCCGGTGGCACCGAGGTGCGAGAGTCCTGCCACGTATTCCATCTCATGCGCGAGGTTTTCGCACTCGGCAAACACGCCGCTCGGCAGCTCGTTTGCCTCCAGCGTTTTCGGCTCGCCGCGGTCGGGATTGTACTCCAGAATATCTCCGGGCGCAACGCCGTTTGCGGCAAGCTCGTCAATGTCGTCCACCGCACCCTCCGGCACCAGCAGCGGATGCAGCGCCAGCGTGCGGATGGAGTCGTGGATCTTATTTTTCACGCCGTTGTAGGCGCGCTGCAGCGGAATCAGATCCTCGATCACCGAGCGGCCGAAGAACATGCCTGCCACCGTCTTGCAGCGCAGCATGGCAAGCGGATATTCGTCGATCGGCAGAGTGCCGTAGTAGAGGATGCGGTCGGGAGTGGCAATAAACATTCTGCCCGAAGGGTGCAGCGCGTTCGGCTTTTCAAGATAGGTGCGCAGCAAGGTGGAATTCTCCGCCTTGCGGTAGCCGACCGCAAAGGTCGCCCCCACATAGCCAAGCCCGCCGGTGCCTGCCGCCGGCGTGATGCCGTAAGCATCCACATCGCGCGGCTTGACGCGCACGCCGAAACGGCGGTTGACCTCCTCTACGCGTACCACCTGCTCCAGAATGATGGATGCCTGCTCCGCAAGGCTCTCCTTGTAGATGCTTTCAGGCAGCACCTCGTAGGGCGTAAGCACGCCAAAGTCCAGATCGCCTAAGGGTACACGCTCCTCGCCGCGCAGTAGTGCGTCTCCCTTTTCCCTGTCCCACCAGGACAAGAGAAATGCGCTGCCGCACAGTTCGCTCCAGAGAATGAGGCTGTCCTTTTTCGCAAGGAAGTCGCACTTGTACTGCGTTTGCTTCAGAAGCCGCGTTGCCACAAGGCTTTTTTCGTAGTCGGAAAGCTCGCCGGTCGCGGGATAGACCTCCATCGAGAAATCCAGCGTTTTGAAGTTGGCAATGCGCGTTTCGATCAGCGGCGCGATACGGTTGTACACGCCGCGCTCCATGTAATCGAACGGCGGATCATAGTCCTCCAGCTCTCCGCGATACGGATTGATGTCGCGGTACTGATGTCCCGCATAGAAGTCCGCCGCAAGCATCCATTTGAGCTCCAGAGGGCGCCGTTCCGCATGGCGGCGGCTACACTCCGCCTCGATCATCGCAAGGATGTCCTCGCGATACTCGCCGCGCGGCGGCGTCTTTTCTTTAAAATTAAACAGTTTCATCGGTTGATTCTCCTTTTTTCATCGACGCGGCGGCGGTGCGGCGAAAGGTGCTGTGTTGGCTGCGGCTTTTGCGGTTTTGCGCCGAGCAGGGTGCGGATCTCCCGACGCAAGCGGCGCATGGATACCGCAAACCATAGCAGCGAAAGCGCAAGGGCAATGCAAAGCGCGCCGGTCAGCACGTCTTTTCCCCCTTTTTCGGGCGGAGCAGCTTGTGCATCTCGCGGATGCAGTCTGCGCAAAGATAGATGCCGCCGAGCAGATTGGGACTGCCCGACACCTTGTAGGTGTCGGTCTCTTTGCAGGCAGGCATCGCACAGAGGTGCTTTGCCTTTTTGATGGTGATTTTTTTCATGTTGGATCCTTTCTGAGCGACAAATTGTAGTTTGAAGTTGTTTTGAAAGGAAGAATCCCACCACCGTAAACGGTCCCCCTCCCTTTAACAAGGGAGGCTAAAGCACGATCAAACCGTGGCTCCCTTGTTAAAGGGGGCTCCCGCGGAACGCGGGTGGAGGATTCTTTTTACCAAACAACATCCCTTCAACTTCCAATTTGCCGTCTCCGTTTTAAAATCGTTTGCTACGGCGGTTCTTTCCTGTAAAGTCGGCGAAACGCGGCGCGTCCCGCCGCGGCGGCGTGCCGGTCTGCATCACGGCAAAGTAGCGGAGCGCATCCGGAAGGTGGGTGATCTCATGCGGCTCGGTCGCACAGTCGCCGATACGCTTTTTATCGGTGAGCAACGATGGCAGACAACGGATCAGATTCTCGCAGCTGCGGCTGATGACAAGGCGCGCACCGCCGCGATCAACCTTCATCCACTCTTTGAGCGCCATCCAGCCGCCGATACGGTTGTTATCCGCGGCGGTGAGGGGAACGCCTGCCTTGGCAAACAGCATGGCAATGCTCTTGCCGCTGTCCTTTTGCCTTGCCCACAAGTCGGGCGGCGCAAAGGTGCAGTACACGTCCAGATCCCCGCTTGCTTCGCGGATTGCCTCAGCGGCTGCCGAAACGATCAGGTCGTGTGCATACACCTCGCGAAAGACGGTCGCACGGCCGGTAGAGTCCACCGCGATAAACAGGCAGGCAAGCGCATCCAGCCCATAGTCGATGGCGCGGTAGATCCGCGCGCCGACGGGGAGCGGCGCAGGATCGGCGATATGCACATCGCTACGGAACTCCGAAAAGAACTGCCCGCCGCCAACACCCCATTCGCCAAGACCGCAAACGCGGTAGCGGTCGGGATCGCGGCTGCGCATCTCTTCAAACACGCGGCGGTCGGCATCGTCCAGCCACTCGTTTACGGTGTAGTTGACGGTCATGGTGAACACATCCGGCGAGGCGCGGTCGAAAAAGCGGCTTTTCAACCAGTGATTTTCGCTCCAAGGGTTAAAGGTGAGTGTGATCTGCTTGAAAAGCCCTTCGGGAACCTCGCCGCGGATGCTTTCATCCAGCGTGTTGAACGCGTCCTCGCTGTCGATCTCGTATGCCTCCTCGATCCACATCCAGCAAAGGACGCCTGCGCTCACCGTCAGCGACGTGAGCTTCAGCGGATCGTCCAGCCCGGCAAAAAAGATGCACTGCCCTGTCTTTTTGTGCCGGATCTCCAGCGGTGCGCTTTTGAAATCGAACAGCTTGTCCGCACCAAGACGGTGGATCGCCCATTTCAGCTCCGCATAGGCGGATCGCTCCAGCGTGCGGTAGGTGCGCCGCACCACCAGCAGGTTTGCCTGCGGATGTTTGAGCAGATGGTATATGTACCAGAGCGCCGCCGTCTTGCTTTTTTTGGAGGCACGCGAGCCCTTCACCACGCGGTAGCGGCATCGGGTGTGCCAGAAATCGCCGTACCCCTTGCCCACAATGTCAGGCAGGTACAGCCCATCCGTCATACCAGATCCTCCTCGCCGCGGATGCAGAGCGGCAGCTCGATGCTTGCCGTGACGCGGTCGCCGAACATCCCCTGCGCCTTGCCGAGCAGCTCGGCAGCACGGATGGTATCGGCAAGACGCGGACGAACCTTGACGATCTGCACGCGCTCACTGCGGTCTACAAAGGTACGGCCGTCGTCCTCGGTCGTCTTCGTCTCCTCCCGGAGCTTGACAATCGAATCCTCGGTCTCCTCGCGCCGCAGAATGCGGGTGAGCGTTTCAAGAACCTCCTGCTTGTCCGCAATCGGCTTCTTTTCCTCTTCCATGGTGTTTCCTCCTTCCGTTTGTCATCGCGGCTTTCCCCCGCCGCACTCTCATTATGCATCCGCGAATCCGGGATAATTCGGCAAGTTTTTGGTATTTTCTGTAAATTTCGACAAAAGAAAAAAGCACCCTTTAGCGTGTTGTCCATAGGGATTGGAACGGCGCACCACCACGCGGTCATCCTGAGTGGAGCCGTAGGCGGAATCGAACTTTTCTGTTTTTCGAGATCCCACTTCGGCTAAAGCCTCGTGGTTTTGCCGCTATGCGCCAAAACTTCGACTGCGCTCAGGATGACGCGAAAAACAGAAAAGCGCGTTAGCGGGATCTCGTGGTG